GGCCGTATTGTACCATCGTGTTTGTTTTTTGCAAACAGTCAGGAGAAAACGGAATAGTTCGTGTCGGCCTGACGGGTGCGGTTGTTGCGGGAGGTACGCGCGTCGCGCCTGGCCACCTTGCGGGCGAAAGTGAGGGCCAGGGCGTCGCCATCGTCAGGGGACGGCAGGCCCTTGGCCTTCATGCTTTCCTTGGACTCCAACATAACGCTGTCCTTCGCCTTCCCGAAAAAGCTGTATTCCGGCGCCGTCAGATCGCGAATGAGACAGGGGTCGTTGTCGATCGCGCCACCGCCAAGCCAGTCGCGCAGCTCGGCATACATCTCCGTGCGCTTGTTGGCCCACTCCTTGGAGGAGGAAGCGCCGCCAAACCAGACTTCCACGACCTGGTATTTCATCTCGCGCAGACGATCGATGACCCCCGTGCCATTGCCGGCATCGATGAAAACCGCATCGGGCTGGGTTTTGTCGATCCATTGGGCCACCAGATTGGCCACCGCCATGTTGTCACGGTTCTTGACCTTGATGGGCGGGATGCTGCGGGCGTCACGGCCCTGCCTGAAACGAATAACCGTGTTGTCGCCACCAAAGCGGGCGATGTCCACGCCCATCACCAGGGGGGCGCCATTGTCGATAAAGGCCTCCCGCTCGCGGGCTTGCTGCACCAAATCGCCGGAAATGAACTGCGCCTGGCCTTGGGCCGGGAACTTGCCCAGAACCTCCACCCGCACCACGTCGCTGTCGGCCCCGTGCTGGGCGATCATCGCCTCGAAAAGCGCGGTATCCGTGCCTTCGACGGTGCGCGAATCCAGCTGCCGGTGGCGCCAGCGGGCGGCCATGGCCTCGTCGTGAAAGCAATCGTAGAACGCGCCACTGTTGCGCCGGCCGTTGGAATAAATATCCCAGAAGCGGGAGAGCGTCGGTTCGGTGAAAAAGCCCTCAGTTACGTTGAAAATCGGGTTCGGGATGCCGCTGGCTTCGTCGTAGATGACCTGAACGCCCAACGGGTTGTGCACGCCGGCGAATGCATCCGGGTTTTCCTCGGACCAAAGCTGGCCCTGGGCGTAGTAATACCCCGTGTCGATCTTCAAATCATCCTTCACCAGCCGCTCAAACCAACCGGCTGGGCGGCAGGAGAGCACCGTTGTTTCAAACCAGTGGCTGTTCAGGGCTAGGGTGTTCCACTTGGACACCTCCGCGAAGGTTCGGGACTTCAGCTGGGGCTCGGTGTTGGCGGTGATGATGGTGGTGGAGCCGAGGCGTGTGCTCATCATCCAGTGCGCTTTCCACGCCACCAGGGCCGATTTGCCCACGCCGCGACCGGAAACCGTCGCCTCGCGCCACATTTCGGGTTGGAGGCCATCGGCCATGCGCTTCTGTTGCACTTTGAGATGGGCGCCAAGCTCCTCAAGAGCTTCACGCTGCCATGACCTGGGCCCGGTGAAATGCTCCAGTGGGGTGCCTTTTTGGCCCCATGGGAACACAAACATCACGAAAGCGAGCGGATCGACGAAAAAAGCCGGATCCAGTATTTCGGTCATGAGGGCTTGTTCGGACTTGGCGTCGTACCGCATCAGGCCTCTGGGAAATAATTTCGGCAGAAAATAAAAAAATTACAGAAAATACGCGGATTGGCTTCGAGGGTCCCCGTCAAATCCGACCGCCGCGGAATTCTCGGGGGTGCCGGCGCCGCCCCTCCCCCCTCTCGCGTTTGGCTGCTCATGTATCGAATGGGTCAATATCGGCCGACACTGGCACGTTTTGAGGGTTCGCTGATTGCTTATCAGACGTGTGTGCTGGCGATGCGTCTGATATCATTGTGTATTCAGCGTCTATCACTGGTGCTAGGTCGCGAGGGGGTCGCAACGCTCGGGCTTTGCCCGCCTCAATCGCACCAGCCAGGCTGGGCTTAACCTCGTGTTGCACGTTGACGCGATCGCCAAACCTATCGGGATTAGCCAGGGCCGCAACCTTGAGCCGAATCTCGCTCATCACGCGCGCGGCTTTCGGGTCGCGCTCATCATCAGACCCTATTTCGTAAGCCTCATCTAGCATGACAAAACTGCGAGCGCGCCAAGTGGCTTGATATGCCTCGAATAATTCGGGGTCTTTGCGAAGCATCGCATAAAAGCGATCCTTGTCTACGCCGTGCTGCGCCAGGGCTTTGAGTATCGTCCCGCCAGCCGCGTAGGTTTCAATCGCAGCTAACACCTTGTCACGCATGGTCAAATCATAGGCGAGTGTTTTTCTTTTGTCTAGGTGTTGCGTTTTTCGAAACAGTGTGCTTTAAGAGGGGCAGACACAACGCGGGAGTTAGATATGAACAACCTTCTAATTAAAACCCCAATACAGCAGCACAACGCCATGTTGGACCAGATAGAAGCTCTGGTGGATGCCGGCACTGTTGGCGGCGTTCTAAGCCTGTTGGCTGAAGTCTGCAGCGCAAAGGCCGATCATATCCGCACCAATTGGCAGGACGAACAAACCGCGGCCATTTGGGACAAGATGGCCGGCGAAGTACTCAACAGCCAGCAACGCATCTTGCGGATACGCTAATGGCCGCGATTGAGTTCAAAGGGAAAATTCAAACCGTCCATAACCCGGACAATTCTTTCGCGTGGGCGTACGTGAAGGTACCCGCTATTACGCGGAGCCATTGCGATATGCCCGCTTTTCGCAACCACAAGCGTTTGGGGCCATACGCCAATAGCGATATGTTCCCCGCTCTGCTCAAGCGTTCTTTGGCCTCGCTCAAGGTCACCGACGTTATCCGTTTGGACGCAATTCCAGACGGTGTTGACGTGGATTGCAGTGGCTTTCTGGCCAAGGTCACAATCACGGTACCGGAATGAGCACCCTCAAAACCTGGCTGCCCGACATCCTAGCGGGCTTTCTAATCATCCCATTCGTCCTGGGCCTTGTCTTTTTGGCTTGGGTGTTATCAATTCCGCAACATTGAAAGGAAAGCACAACATGACAGCACAACACACGCCGGGGCCTTGGACCACGCCAGACGGCGAAGCCATCGTTGACCCCAACAGCAGCGAATTGATCGCCCAATGCTACGGCGACGGCATTGCAACCATCACTCCGGAAGAATGCAACGCCAACGCTCGCCTAATCGCCGCGGCGCCTGACATGCTGGCACAACTCCAGTGTACCGACAGCCACATCACACGGATATTGCAAATAAGCGACCTAAACCCCGACGCCAAAGGAAGGCTACTTGAGCAACAAGACCTTATTCGCGCCGCCATCGCCAAAGCGGGGGCATACTAACATGACCAAACAATGGCGTGAAGTTTCTGAGGAACGATATGACGAAATGTTGGGCGTTTTGCCGCCCGCAACAATGCGATGCGGCCTGGGTATGCAGAGCGGCTTTCTTGTGGGCGAGCCATTCACGCACCGCTTGTGCGCCATATCTGGCGAAGTCAGGGCCGACTATGCCGCCTTCGCGATGATCGACGGCAAATTCTATGAAGGCCCCAACATGACAATGCCGGAGTGGCGCGCGATTACCGCTGACGATGTGCAGAGGGAGGTTTTCAAGTGACCCGCAAACAAACCCTAGACCTTATGCGCCATTGTGGCGCGACCAATGACAAAGCCACATTCACGCGGATCTATGTCGAAAACCGGATTAGCCTGCAGGCGGCCAATACCGCCTGGCGCGAGGGCGTTCGGTTTGGCGCATTCATCGCACAGCGCGACGCGGCCGAGGTGACGCCATGACCCACAAACCCACAATCATCTTCGAAACCGCTTACCACGACGACCTAAACCCAGCCCGCGGCACAGTCCTCGGGTTCATCGCCGGCGCCCTGGCCTGGATCGTGTCGGGCGGGGTGCTGGCCTTGGCACTGCATTGGGCGGTGTCATGACCGCGCCCAAGGTTGTGGCCAGCTTTGGCCCCTTCGATCTGCAGCACAGAACCATCGGATCCAGCCGCTATTGGTATGTGGCGCATCGGCCAACAGGCAAATATGCCGTCACGTTCGATTGCGCCCCGTGTGTCGGCCATGTGAGGGACGTGAAAGCCAAATTCCAACGCATGACCGCGGATTGGCCAGACATGTCCGGTTTCGACGCGGCCAACATGCAGCCCGATGAAATCGAGCGGCTCAAAACCTTGCGGGACATGTTCGAACGCATCAGCCCAACACGCTACCAGCTCACAGCCTAGCCCATACCACGTCCGCCAACTCTGGCCCCGGTCTAACCAGCCGGGGTTTTTTCTTGCCCTATGGCCAGCGGGCAGACCGACACGAATGTGATGTCTGGTAACATCAGTATGGATAGCAATGTATCACTTGTCTAAGTCTTTGATGTATCTCTGTATATTACTTTAGAAATCAAAAGAATATATAGATATACAATAATACTCCTGCCGCCACCGCTTGCCGGTAACACCCCCAGCACCCCCACCCTGCAAACTGCCACCACGACCGCAGAAAGCAAATCTTCGTAGTATTTTCAAAACACGATGCTATAATACAAACACAGCAACATGTTGGAGAACTGTTGGATGACACTAGCTGACAAGTTACTTGGAATCTTCAACCAGGGGGAGGTTTTGACCATTCGGGATGTCGCCCGACGCTCTGGCTATGGCGAAACAACCGCTACCTGCTATCTGCCCAAGCTCGTCAACGCCGGCCGGCTGTGGCGCGTGGCGCACGGTAAATACTCATTAGATCCAGAGGCAGATAGCGTTTTCGATGACCAGCGAGCGATCATGGAAGCCGTCCGCGGACGATCGTTCTGGACTGCCAGGTTTGCACGCCGGGTGGCGAAACTACCCCTGCCGGCCTTTGCGGCGGCCATGCGCCAGCTGCTCAAGAGGGGGGTGGTCAAACCCGTCAGGAGGGGGGTCTATTCGACCTACACCCCCTCTTAGACCCCTCAAGAAATAGGCAAAATCATTAAAACAGGGGTGGCAGACCCCACTCGGACCCCCTCGACACCCCCTCCGAACACCCCCCTTACGCTCCAAAGACCCCCTGAAGGGGGGTGTTTGCCCCTCTCCAAAACCCCTAAAAACATTTTCTGGACCCCCTCGGACACCCCCTCCACAACTGAAAGTTGTCCTACAGCCTCCGGTTGCAACTTGTGGGAGGGGGTGTAGAAATATATCCATGCGGGTTCTACCCCCTTATGGCCATCACACCGTCGGGCAACGGCCCGGGGCGATCGATGGCGCCCAGCCCTTTGGCCCCTCGCACTTGCACCCCGGCCACAGTGCCCACCAGGCGCACCATGCGCCCCGGGTCCTTTGGGATTTTAATCCCAGCCCGTAGGACTATTTCCTCAAAGGTCACCCCTAGGAGCCGAGCGATCAAAGCCGCCTCTTCCATGGTGATTTTGTAGGATCCACCCAGCCGCAGCGATAGCGACGATGGCGACATGTCCATGAGCTTTGCGAGCCCGCGCAGCGATAGTTTGCGCTCTTTCAAGCGGTCAAAGAACCACTCGGAATCTACGTCGATCAAGCCCGCGACTTTGGCCATCTGCGTATCAACCATCCCCACGGGGTTCCTCCTATGGAACACAACTGGGGCTATTCCACTAGAGGTTTGTTTTCCTATTGTCAACACGTTCCTTTTCCCGCCTACTGTTTGTGATTACGCTACATGTTTGCATATTGACTGTTTCGAATTTATCAATACGATGCTGCAGCATGAACACAACACCTTCCCCGCAACATGGTTCACAAGCCGATAGGATATTCGCCAAATTCGGCGGCGTGCGCGCCCTGGCGGCCGCCCTCTCTCGCTTGGAACCACACTGCCACCGCACACGATCGGCGCTGTACCGCTGGAACCTGCCAAAGAACAAGGGTGGCTCCAACGGCATGGTGCCCTCATCTGCCCAGCCCGACATCATGAGGGCCGCCAGGCTGGAAGGCGTGCACCTCACGGCCGAAGATTGGATGCCGTCATGCTCATAGCCGGCATAGATCCCGGCCTGGATGGCGCCATAGCCCTGTTTGGCCCCGGGCACCTGTCCATTCACGACATGCCCACCCACACCATAACCACCAACGGCAAGCAGCGCAGGGTATTAGACCTTTACGCTCTCGCCGGCTGGTTCTCGATCTTCGCCCCTTCAATCGCTTTGGCCTGCATCGAGGAACCCAACGCGATGCCGAAGGATGGCGTTATTCAGGCCTTCAAGTTTGGCTTTAATTGCGCGGTGCCCCAGGCCCTCACCGCGGCGCATAGCATCCCGATGCGCCTTATCCGTCCGGCAACGTGGAAAGCGGCGTTTGGGCTTACGAGCGACAAGGACATGTCGCGCAAACTGGCTTCGCAGCTCATGCCGAAATTCGCCCACATGTGGGAATTGAAGAAACACGACGGACGAGCAGAGGCCGCCCTTTTGGCTTTGTACGGGAGCCGCCAATAGCGCGGGTATGGATGAAAAAGCCAACGCAAAAGAAAGACCGCTTCAACCCGAGATTTCATCGTTGCGATGATGAGTGAGAGGTTTCGATTGCCGCTGTTGTTGGCGCCGTCGTGTGTGTTGTTGCTGTCCTGGCGGTCGCGGTTCCGTGCGGGCTGCTCAGAAAATTTTGGAAATAGAAAGCGAGCCAAAAATGAGCTATGATACCTACCAGCCGATCTATGACGCGGTACGCAGCCGCATCCATAGCTGTGATGTTGGCAGCATCGTTGAGCGCGCGGCCATGCAAGCCTTCGACACCGGCAACCTTGTCCCACTGGCGCAAGAGGCAATCGGGATCATCACTCACGCATACGACCGCCCCAGCGCGGTCTATCGCCCGACCATTTCCCTGGACGGGAATATGTACTGCGCCCTGTACGGAGAAGACCTGATGGCCGGGTGTGCGGGCTTCGGGGAGACGATGGACGCGGCCATGGCCGACTTCGACCAGAACTGGTGGAAGCAGAAGGCGCCGAAGATGGTCGCCGGCCCATACAAGTGCCGCCGCTGCGGTCAGGATTTTGCCAACAAAGAGGCGTCGGAGGGTGCGGCTGAAGGCTGCCGCGATCCCGATTGTCCCTGCACATAATTGGAGCGATTTTCAGATGAGTTTCTTTGAGAGGCATTTCGGCGGCAGCGTCTCATTCACCTTGTTCGGAAAGCGCGTCACGATTTACGGCTGGAACGCGATGCACATTGCCGTGGACATTCGGTGGAGCAAATACAAGTTCATCTGCTTCCATCCCACCACCTATGTCTTTGGCACTTGGTGGCCCTGGTATCTGTACGCCAGTCCCGATGCGACACCGGGCCGTGCCTTTTGGGGCTATGGCCCCGGTTTCAACCGTTAAGGGGAGCCGTTCATGTTGAAAGCGTTTGCTGTGCAGGAAGATTGCGAAGGGACCGGCGGAATCTATTACGCCGAACACGCGATCACGGCCAAAAAGCGGTTTGCCAATGAGAACAACGACGGCGAATTGAACGGCATCACCTGCCAGCGCGCGCCCTGGGCTGATGAATACGCGCCGGGTCCGTGTCCCCAGCTCGTTATGGTGGATCATGGCTGGTGGATGGAATGCCATGGCTGCCAAATCCGAATTGACAGCGACCTAGAGTTTATCCCCGACGATCCCGGCGCCCCGGTTGTGGAGCTCAAGCCGGTGGAAGATGAGCGGGGCCTGTTCTGCACCGCCGAGTGCCGGGACGCCTATTTGATCGAGCGGGTCGAGCGCAAGATTTATGAACAGTGGATGCTTGACCTGCTGCGGCTGCGCCTTCGGGAGAAACTGCCGGGGTGCGTCGAAGCCGACAATGCCCCCTATGTCTATGTCGAGAAGCGGAACGGCCTGTGGGCGCTGCGGGGCATGGCGATAGGGTTCACCTTCCCCGGCTGCAAGATTGGCCCCGCCAGTCTCCGCATGGGCGAGGACAAGCCGGGCGGCTGGGTGACGGTGTGCCACGGCGACTTAGAAGCGTGGGAATCCTTCCGCGCCAATACTCAACCCCCAACATAGGCGAGCCTTGGATCAAATGTGGAAACCAATCGACAGCGCGCCCAAGGATGGGACCGTGATCCTTGTTTGTAACCGGGCGGAATACCCGCACGCGACAGCCGCCGTGGTCTGGGAGCCGCACCATCAAAGCTGGGCTTGCGCTTGGGATGAATGGCCGCTGGAAGCTTTGATCGCAACCGATTGGGCACCAATGCCCGCCAAGCCATAAGGGGAGCGTCTTGAAATGACCGGCCTGACCGCATTTGTAAAAGAGAGCAACCGGATCGAAGGCATCCTGCGGGAACCGTCGAAACATGAGATCGAGGCGCATCAGGATTTCCTCGCCGTGTCGCCAGCCTGCCTAGAACTGGTGACGCTCAAGAACTTCGTGGCGGTTGTCGCGCCCGGCAAGCTGCTGCGCGAGAAGAAGGGGATGAACGTCTATGTCGGCAATCATGTCCCGCCGCCCGGTGGCCCCAAAATTACAGACCAGCTTATTGAGGTGCTGGTAAGCGCCGCCGAAGGCTACAACCCCTATCAGGTGCATCAAGCATACGAGAGCCTGCACCCCTTCATGGACGGCAATGGACGGTCAGGCCGCGCTCTATGGCTGTGGCAGCAAAAGCATTTCTTCAACTTCGACCGGGCCTTGGCGCTCGGGTTTCTCCATAGCTGGTACTACGCCAGTCTCTCCAACCACCCTTCCAGATAGGCGAGCGTCATGTCTAACAATTCGCTTTACAAGATTTCCTACAGCGCAAAGCCGCAGCAAGGCGTTTGGCACTCTCACGACGATTTGGAAATCACCGGGTACGGGACGCCGAAAGCTGAGAGCAAATTCGTCGTCGCCCCGTCTGAGGGGTATGCCCGGGCGTGGTTTGCCGAGATTTCAAAATACTGGCCAAAGGAACACGACATCAAAGACTTGACGGTCGAAAGCCTTGGCAGTGTCACCATTCTGAACATTTCGTAGGGAGCCAAAAACCATGAGCGTTATCGACCAAGCAAAGATTGAACTCGCCGCCATCAACTTTGGCGAGGATGACAGTCGCGTGATGATCGAGATTTTGGAAAAATTCTTCGATCAATGGGACAGCGGCGGTGCCGTTTGGGCGGTTGCCCCGGTCCTGCAAAAGCTGATCGCCGGCAAGCCCCTCTCGCCTCTAACGGGCGAACCCGACGAATGGGTGGAAGTTGGCGACGGGGTTTTCCAGAACAGGCGGCTATCGTCCGTCTTCAAAGACCCGCGCTTCCATGACGGCAAGTTGGCCTATGACCTGGACAACCCCAAAGGCTGCCGCGTGGCTATCGCCTTCCCCTACACCCCGGAGCGCATCGAAGTCTCGGCGCCCGTGATGACCGTTTAGGGAGCCTCCATGACAGACATTCTTGAACGCCTTCGCGGGTACAACCCGCCCGACCGGACGATTGACGGCGACCGGCAAACCGCTGCTGACATTGCCGAGGCGGCGAGCGAAATCGAAAGGTTGCGGCTTGCCTCTGGCGCCCTCCATGCCACCGCCTGCGCGATCCTGCTAGTCGATGGCGACCGCGACCACATGAATAAAAGCGACATGACCTGCGAAATGACCCAAACCATCGCCGCCTTTTTGAAAAGCACGGCGCGGGACATGGGCTATTCAGAACCCGCAGCTTAAGGAGCCAATATCTTGCCAATACTGTTGCGCTTTTCACAACATATAGATATAACCCAACCATGACCCCACGCCTCGGCAACTGGATCCAGACCCACAGCGGTCGCGCTTATTACCCACAAGACCCTAGAATATCTGACATTTTAATCGACGACATAGCCCACGCCCTGTCCCAGCAGTGCCGGTTTGTGGGCCAATGCGCCCGGTTCTATTCCGTGGCCGAGCACAGCGTCCACGTTTCCCGCCTGGTGCCGCCCGAGCACCAGCTGGCGGGCCTCCTTCACGACGCCACCGAGGCCTATCTGGGCGACATATCCCGGCCGCTGAAACAGATTTTGCCCGAATACACGATTCTGGAGGCGCTTAACTGGTTTGTGATCGCGGCGAAGTTCGACCTGGATCCCGAGCTGCCGGCCTGCGTGCATGAGGCGGACGCCACCATGGTGTTTGTGGAGCGCCGCCAACTGTTCCCCAATGTCGTGCCGTTGGATGACTGGGGCCACGGGCTGGTAGAGCCAGCGTCTTTGCCCGATATGGGCCCGCTGGGCTGGCCGTCCCACCACGCCAAACAGGTTTTCTACGATCGCTATTTCGAACTGACGAGAGGCAAAATATGAGCGACATAGCCTCCACCCTTCAAGAGCGCGGCAGCCGCTACGGCGTTTTTGCCGAACAGGCCGCGATCGCTCAGAAGTTGAAGGACGTGATGCGCGACACGCCCAACTGGAATCGCCTGGCGCCCGACCAGAAGGAAGCGCTGGACATGGAGTGCAACAAAAACGCCCGCATCCTGAACGGCGACCCCGATTTTCACGACAGTTGGCACGACAAGGTTGGCTACAACAAGTTGGTGGCCGATAGGATTTTGGGCCTATTGAAATAGGACTTGCATCCTAATGCCTAGTGTGAACAATATAAGAACACTTAACCTTTACCGTCACAAAACCGTCATGAATGACAATGTTTGGTCATGATGACGGAACTTTTAGGTTATCAGCAGGAGGGCGTGACGTGGCTAACACAGAAGAAATACGCATTGCTCGCGGACGAGATGGGGTTGGGGAAGTCGGCGCAAGCGATCGTGGCAGCGGACAGGCTCCAGGCCCTGCCCATTTTGATCCTGGGGCCGGCGGTTGGACGGATCCAGTTTGCCAGGGAGTTCGCGAAGTTTTCGACGCGCACCTTGAATATTTGCGTGCTCCTGACGGCAGCGAACAGGAACGAGATTGCAAACGCCGACGTGGTGATCTGCTCCTACGACTTGGCGATGAGGGTAGACGTGTTCTCGCTCTTGTCCTCGCGTCGTTGGAGCGTGTTAATTCTCGATGAAGTGCACTTTCTAAAGGCCCCGACTGCCACCCGCACCAATGCAGTGTTTGGGGCAAATGGGCTAATTCACCGGTCGTCCCGCGTGTGGTGTATGAGCGGGACACCGGCGCCTCTCCACCCCGGTGAATTATGGGTGATGCTCTATTGCCTGGGGCTTACGAAAAAATCCCATGAAGAATTTCAAGACCGCTACACCACGGGCCACAACATCGTGGTGGCGGGGCAAACCCGCCGCGTGGTGACTGGCGGCCGCAATGTGGATGAACTCCGCGCCGTTCTAAAACCCTTCATGCTCCGCAGAAAAAAGGAAGAAGTCATGACCGATCTGCCGCCCATACGCTTTAACGACGTGGTTGTTGAACCGGCGGTGGTCGATAACTTCAAGTGGCAAATCCATTTTGACAACTATCTGTCTTACGGCCCCCGCGGGCGCCAGGTGTTTCAGGAGGACGTGGCCAAAGCGGAGCAAAAGGTGCGCGTGCTGGTGGACGACATGGGCATGGGTGCCGATTCCATGAAGATCCTGGAAGGCCTGGCGGGTAAGCCCGAAGTCAAAAGCCTGCGCCGCTGGGTGGGGCTGCAGAAAGTTGGCAGCGTCCTCGAAATCATCAAAAGCGAGCTGGACAACAACGCCTACGACAAAATAGTGCTGTTCGCGGTGCACAAGGACGTGATCGAGGAGCTGGCGGAAGGCCTGCGCAAGTACGGCGTGGCCAAAATCTACGGCGGCACCCCGCCCCAGAAGCGCGACAAGCTGGTTCAGAAGTTCCAAAATGATGCGAGGGTGAGAGTTTTCGTCGGCCAGGTGGTGGCCGCCGGCACCGCCATAACCCTCACCGCGGCGAGCGAAATTGCGCTGGTGGAATGTGATTGGGTGCCGGGCAACAACGCCCAGGCCGTCATGCGGGTGCATCGTATCGGTCAGACAAAGCGCGTGAATTGCAGGGTTTTCGGCATGACGGGCTACGACGAGAAGATTCAACGGGTTTTGAAGCAGCGCCTTCGGACGCTCACCGAGCTGCTGGACCAGCCAGCGGTGGACCCCTTTGCGGCGTGATTTTATTTTACTTTAGTGTTTGCATTTTACAAACACTCGGGTATTATCCCTAACAAATCAAAACGGAGTGCCAATGGCCATTTCCCTCACCTACAACTTCGACACCATGGAGGAGCTGCAGAAGTTCGTCCAAGAACAAAAGGCCAAGCTGCCCGCCAATGACGGCAGCGCCCCGACGACCCCTGCCGTCGAAGGCAAGCGAGGCCCCGGCCGGCCGCCCAAAAACAAGCCCGCTGGCCAGCCTGACCCGGAGCCCAAGCAGACCGACCTCGTGGAGGAGGCCGCGAAAGCGGTGCCCACCCAGGATGAAATGGTGCAGGCGCTGACCAAGTTGAACCAGAAGCACGGCATTGCGGCCGTGCGCGAAGTGCTGGCCGAGTTTGGCTGCCAGAAGGTGAGCGAGCCGAAGGAAGACCAGCGCGCTGCCGTTATTGCCAAGGCCGAGGCCAAGCTGGCTGCATGACACAAATCGCCCTCGTCTCGCTGGATTGCATAAACGGAAATGTTTTCCGGTACACGCGCGGCGGGGGCGATCTACTAAGGCCGGCAGGCACGGCACGTTTCGATACGTGGCCTGTCATCCGGTACGACGAAGACACGGTTTACCAGGCGCTTCAGGCTTTCCGCACGGGATACATGCCCGATTGGGAACCGGATCCGCCGGTGCCTTCCGCGGGGTTTGCTTCAGCTTGATTGGCGACCGGGAGGAAAAGGAATTGGACCGAATGGTGGAGTGGGCGCACGAGCGCGACGGGGTGGTGGAAGTGAAGAAGAACACCAAGCCCTACCGCGTCATCCCATACGAGGAAGTGGCCGCCAGGCTGCACGCGAGGAGGAAGCCGCAGTGACCGCCCATTCCGTCCTCGGCGCGAGTTCGATGTACCGCTGGGCCGCGTGCCCGGGAAGCGTGCGCCAATCGGCAGGCATACCCAATGTGGCGTCTGCCTATGCCGATGAGGGCTCCGACGCTCACGCGCTGGCCGCCTATTGCCTGTCGGAAGGCAAGGACCCCATGTCCTACCGCGGCATGAAGATGCATCTGGAGGGACGCGAGTTCCTGGTGACGCAGGACATGGCGGAAGCGGTGGCTGTCTATGTGGAGGCTGTGCGCGACACGCCCGGCAAGCGCCACATCGAAACCAAGTTCGACCTTTCCAGCGTCCATCCCGGCTGTTTCGGCACCGCTGACGCTGTGATCTGGGATAAAAAAGAAAAAATTCTCACCGTCATGGACTACAAGCACGGCGCCGGCATTCCGGTGAACGTGAAGGGCAACCCGCAGCTGCGATACTACGCGCTTGGCGCCCTGCTGGGGCTCAAGTACCCCGCCGCCAAGGTGAAGTTGGTTATCGTGCAACCGCGATGCGAGCACCCAGACGGCCCCGTGCGTGATGACGACATGGACGCGCTGGACCTGTTGGACTTCTGCGCCGACCTGGTGAACTACGCCAAGGCCACCGAAGCCCCCGACGCCCCGCTTAAGCCCGGTGAGCATTGCCGGTTCTGTCCTGCCGGTAAGGCCAACGCTTGCCCTGAAATCAAGAACAAGGCGCAGGCGATCGCCAAAACCGTTTTCACGCCAATGCAATCCTATGACCCCGCCGAGTTGGCGCGCTGCCTGGACGCCCGCGAGACGGTGAAAGCCTGGCTCAAGAACCTGGACGAGTTTGCCTACGCCGAGGCCGAGGCTGGCCGTTGCCCCCCTGGCTACAAGCTGGTGGAAAAAGTGGCCCGCCGGAAGTGGCGTGATGAAGCCGAGGTTATCGCGGCAGCTGGCGAGAATAACCGGCACGCGATATTTGAAGAACCTAAACTGAAATCGCCTGCCCAGCTGGAAAAGATCGTCACCAAGGATTGGGTGGCCAAATTTACCGTCAAAGAATCGTCCGGCCATGTGCTGGTCGAAGAATCCGACAAACGGCCTGCCGTCACACGGCTGACGGCGCAGGACGCTTTCACTGCCGTTGAACACGACCCCTTCGCCCCCTGAAACTGGAGAACCCATGACCGCTGCAACCACCGTCAACACCCCCCGCTTCCGCGTCTCCTACCCCAACGTCTTCAAAGCCCGCAAAAATGATTTGAGCGGCAAGGACGAGTATTCCGTCGTCGCGCTGTTCCCCAAAGGCGCGGACCTGTCCGTGCTCAAGAAAGCTGCCGAGGCCGCGATCGTCGCCAAGCTGGGCGCCGACAAGACCAAGTGGCCCAAAGGGCTGCGGAACCCCATCCGCGACCAGGCCGAGCGCGAGAAGGACGGCAAGCTGCCCGAAGGGCACGAGGCCGGCGCGTTTTTTCTGAATTTGAAATCGACTGAGCGCCCGGGCGTCGTTGACGCCAACGTGCAGGACATAATCGAGGAACGGCAGTTCTATTCCGGCTGCTGGGCCATCGCCAACGTGCGCGCCTATTACTACGACCAGAAGGGCAACCGCGGCGTGTCTTTCGGTCTGCAGAATATCCAGAAGGTGGCCGACGGTGACCCGCTGGGCGGCCGCGTCCGCGCCACCGATGCGTTCAAACCCGTCGAAGGCGCCAGTGCTCCCGAATCCGCCGAGGACGTTTTCGCCTAGTTCCCCAAGCGCCGCGTTCCGTTCCCTGCGCGGCGCCAACTTACCCCCGGGCTAAACACCCGGGGGCTTTTTTCCGGCCAAAAGCATGCCAGCGCCCATTAAACAACCAGACCCCCGCGTTCACTACATGCTGAAATTTATTCGGCACCAGGCGGTTGAACAGAAGATGCCGATTGAGACGCTGTGCGAGAAGGCTGGCGTGTCTCACGAGTGCTTTAGGCGGGCGCTGCGCGGCAAGAGTGACATTTTGTTGGGCAACATGACGGCGCTGTTGAACACCGTCGGCTACGAAATGCGGCCGGTGGCTCGTGAGTAAACTTCATATCGACTTCGAAATGAGAAGCGCGTCAGACCTTAAAGTGGCGGGGCTGGACAACTACGCGAAGCACCCCAGCACCGAGCCGTGGTGCATGGGCTTTGCGTTTGGCGACGATGATGTTTTGTGCTGGCCGGTCACTGGACACGTTGAAGACGCGCTAGACCATGTTCGTGCTGGCGGTGTCGTGTACGCCCACAACGCCTCTTTCGAGCTGGCTATCTGGAACAACATTTGCGTACCGCGCTACGGCTGGCCGCCCCTAGCCCCCGAACAAATGCGTTGCACGATGGCCATGGCCTACGCCCAGGCGCTGCCGGGATCGCTAGAAAAAGCCGCCGCTGCCGTGGGTATTAGCCAGCAAAAGGACCTGGCGGGTGGGCGGCTCATGCTGCAGATGGCCAAGCCCCGCAGCGAGGATCCGCTTACATGGTGGGACGAACCCGACAAACTTCAGGCCCTGTACGAATACTGCCGCCAGGACGTGCGCGTGGAGCGCGAGCTGGAAAAGCGTCTCATGCCCTTGAGCCCCGACGAGCAGGCGCTGTGGGTGTTGGACCAAAAAATAAACAATCGTGGCGTGCCGCTGGATCTGCTGTCCATTGAGGCCGCCCTGAAAATCGTGGAGTCCGAAAAATCCCGCCTGGACAAGGAGATGCAGGATGCTACCGGAGGCTTTGTCAGCGTATGCAGCGAAGTTAAAAGAATTGGAGATTGGCTGCGTCTTCGCGGTGTGGAACTGCCCGGCCTGGCAAAAGCCGATGTACTGGACGCTCTACAGCTGGACACGCTCCCACCGGATTGCCGTCGAGTCCTCCTCCTTCGCCAAGAAGCCGGAAAAACCAGCACCGCCAAACTAAAGGCGATGAAAGAGGCGGCTTCACCAGACGGGCGCGTGCGCGGCACCATGCAATACCACGGCGCCGGCACCGGCCGATGGGCGGGCCGCCGGATCCAGCCTCACAACATGCCGCGGCCGCATCTGAAACGGGAGGCGATCGAGGATGCTATTTCCAATTTTAGTTCTCCTGAGTGTTGTGATTATCTCAACATTTTCCACGGTACGCCTCTTGCAGTCGTGTCCTCCTGCCTGCGGGGTCTTATTGGCACCGCGCCCGGACGTGACCTTTTGGCGGCGGACTTCTCCAACATCGAAGGACGCGGCCTCGCCTGGCTCGCCGGCGAAGAACGCAAGCTCCATCGTTTTCGTGAATTTGACGCTGGCACCGGACCCGACATCTACAAGGCCACCGCTTCCGCCGTATTGGGGAAGCCCGTACTGGCCATTACCGACGACGAGCGCCAGACGTTCGGCAAGGTGCCCGAACTAGCCTGTGGTTTCGGCGGCGGCGTCGGTGCCTTCCAACAGATGGCCAAGACCTATCTCGTGAAGGTGTCCAACGAGGTGGCGGAATCGGCAAAGAACGGCTGGCGCGCGGATAACCCGGCCATCGTGCGCTACTGGTGGGACCTGGAGAACGCCGCCATGAGCGCGGTGGTCAACCCGAACCAAAAATACAGCGCGGGCGGTAAAGGGCGCGAGGTGATTTTCAAAGTCTCGGGCTCGTTCCTTTGGTGCCGCCTGCCGTCGGGCCGCGTACTTTGCTACCCCTACCCGCGCCTGAAGGAAAAGCAAACGCCGTGGGGCGACCTGAAGGACCAGGTTCACTACATGACGGTGGACGGTCTGACCAACAAGTGGGTGGAGACGCACACCTATGGCGGCAAGCTGGCGGAAAACGTGACGCAGGCGATATGCCGCGATCTGTTGGTGGCCGCGATCAGAAACGCCGAGGCCGGCGGCTATCCCGTCGTGCTCCATGTGCATGACGAAGTTGTGTCCGAGGTGCCGGAGGATTTCGGGTCGTTAGCGGAATTCGAAAAACTGTGCTCGCAAATGCCCGCGTGGGCGAAAGGATTGCCCGTCGTTGCGAAAGGTTGGCGGGGAAAGAGGTACAGAAAATGAGCGACATCATCGACGACGCAAACGAAACCGCTGATCTTCATTTGCAGGTAGCGTTGCGAAATTACAAACAGTCGGGTACAATGCAACCCGCAGCGGTAGCGCAAGGCTTCTGCTTGCATTGCGGTGTTGAACTCCCGCCCCCGCGGCGCTGGTGCAACGCCGAGCATCGCGACCTCTGGCAGGAGCATTACCGCTGAACCGCCTTGAACACGCCCTGGCCTTAGCCGCCGAGGGTTTTCACGTTTTCCCTTTGCTGCCGGGCCAAAAGGTGCCGGGCAAAGGCATGCGCTTTAAAGAACTGGCGACCAGAGACGGAGAACAAATCCATGCTTGGTGGACTAGCGAGCCAAACGCCAATGTCGGAATTTACACCGGACGATACGGCGACGACCAGGCGCTCGTCGTGGTGGATGTCGATGTTAAGAAAGGCAAAGACGGCAATTCAAGCATTCTTCAGCTTGAACTTGACGGTTACAGTCTCCCTCAGACACGGGAACAATGCACTCCAACCGGGGGCGTACATAAAATATTCGTTCACCGGGAGCCCTTGCGCCAAGGCGTGGACGTACTTGGGCCGGGGCTGGATGTCCGAAGTCGTGGGGGCTACGTGGTGGGCAGTGGAAGCACTGTCCTTGCGGGATCATACTCAACTTCCGCCGCTCCGATTGCGCCGGCACCTCAATGGCTGGTGGACCGTCTCGGTGTGGCCACACGACCAGACCCTGCAGTGGCGCCCGGGAATGCCGCGGCTGGTGATACGCAAGCAGCCATCGACCGAGCCACCCGCTATTTGCGCGACGACGCTCCGGTGGCCGTTGAGGGAAGCGGCGGGGACGCAACCACCTTCCGCGTCGCCTGCAGGCTCAAGGACTTTGGAATCTCGCAAGCTACCGCCGCGGACCTCCTTATCGGAACCTACAATAGCCGATGTTCTCCGCCATGGGACGCACAAGGGCTTATAGCCAAGGTTGCGCACGCCTACCGCTATGGCTTTGAACAGCCCGGCGCCGCCGATCCAGCCAGGGCTTTCGAGCCGGTGTCGCCTATAACTGACATCCCGCAAAAGCCTGCTAACGACGACATTTCGCCTCACGCGAAGCTAAACCAAGAGTTCGCCTACGCCCTGGCCGGCGGTGGCGATCACATCCTTTGGGAAACCCAAGACGCCAAGGGCAATTTCCAGTTGGACCATCTGGCCATCCAGACATTCCACCGCCTGCACCAGGCAAAGACCATAAGCTACGGCAACAAGAGCATACCGCTGACCGAAGACTGGATGGGCTGGGATGGCCGCCGCTCCTATCGCGGCTTGGTGTTCATGCCCGAGCAGGAAGCGCCGGAGGGCTGGTACAATCTTTGGCGCGGCTATTCGTGCGAGCCATTGCCGGACGACCAGGCGCCAACTGCAGTAGCGGCAGCCGCTTTGGAGGCGTTTCTGGAGCACGCGCTGGTCAACGTCTGCGGCAATGACCGCAAGCTATTCGAATGGTTGATGGGCTACTTCGCCCACATGATTCAGAAGCCGTGGGAAAAGCCGCTCGTGGCGCTGGTGTTCAAGGGCGACAAGGGCGTGGGTAAGAACGCTTTGGTTGAGCGTGTCGGTGATCTGCTGGGAAACCATTTCCTGGTGGCGACCCACAATCGTTACCTGACTTCGAACTTCAACGGTCATCTCGAAAATCTTTTATTTATGGTGCTGGATGAAGCGGCGTGGGCAGGTGACAAGAAAACCGAAGGTGTCCTCAAGGGACTTATTACGGGCAGCCAGCACGTTGTTGAGCACAAGGGCGAGAAGCCCTACACCGTGGATAACAAAACGCGAATTGCTGTAATCGGTAACGAAGATTGGATTGTGCCCGCGAGTCACGACGAGCGCCGGTTTGCTGTGTTTGACGTGGGAGACGGACGCAAACAGGATCGTAAGTTTTTTCAGTCCATGCGAGTGGGGATGGCTGCCGGTGGGAACCGTGTGCTGCTCCGCTACCTGCGACAGTTCGATATTTCCCGACTGGATATTAATGGCGCTCCAGCTACCCGCGCGCTGCTAGACCAGAAGACCGCCAGCCTGGAGCCAGTGCCCCAGTGGTGGATGGCGTGCTTGCTGGAGGGCCGTATCGCCGGCGGCGACTTCGAAGGCTGGCCCGGCGAAACCGATTGCGAGCGGATCCGCGGCGCCTTCCGCCGCTACGCGCGCGAGCGCAATGTGAAATCCCGCCTGCCCGACGAATGCCGCTTCGGCCGCGAGATGAAGAAGCTGTGCCCAGCCATGGGCCATACACGGAAAGGGGCTGGTTACGTGTACCAGGTGCCGGCGCTGGAGAAGGCGCGGGCGCAGTGGGATGCCTATATGGGCTATGGCGAGGAGTGGCCGGAATAGCCTGCGACCCAGACGCAACCTGGGCGAAAATCCTAGTCCTCTGGTTTCTCTGCTAAGTCCTTGGTATTAATTGGTGAGCCCAGATGGGGTCGAACCATCGGCCCTCTGATTAAAAGTCGGACGCCTGCCCTTGTTTTCATTATACAAACAGTGCCAGTTGTTGAGAACATTGCATTTCCCGCGCGGGCGTGGTTAGGTAATGCAAACATGTTTTCAGGAGCTTGACGGTGACGGACAAAAACGTGGACCCGGGTGCGACCCAGGACCGGATCCCATGACTCTGACTTCCGGCGGAATAGAAGCCATGAAGCCAGGCGATCGGCTAAAGGACGACCGCGTGCAAGGGCTGGAAGTGCGCCGGCATAAGACTGGGATTTCATTCCTACTCTACTATCGTACTAGGACTGGAATACCAAGACGCCCAAAAATAGGAAACTATCCCTCATTGTCAATCGCCAACGCCCGGGACATTGCCCGCGGCTGGCTGGTGCGCGTGGCCGCCGGCGAGGACCCAAGCCTGGCGGACGCGGTGGCCCGGCACGAGCCGGACATGAACGCTCTGTGGGCCCGGGCTGAAAGCGAGCACTGGAACCGGGGCAAGAAGTGGGACACGGAGGCCAAGGCCATGTACCACGCCCACCTCAAGCCCAGGCTTGGCAGCGTGAAGGTGGCGGCCATCACCTACACCGACATAAAAGACATCCACACGCGGCTGCAGAAGACGCCCAACGCTGCGAACCGCACGCTGGCGGTGGCGGCCAAGATGCTGAAGCTGGCCGAGCTGTGGGGCCTGCGGCCGGTGGGCTCCAATCCCTGCGGGCTCGTGAAGCGCTACCCCGAGAAAAAGCGAAAGAGGTATGCCAATGGCGATGAAATCCAACGGATCGGCGCCGCGATGGACGCGCTGGCCAAGGACCCCGCCAACCTTACGGGCATCGCCTACCTGGCGGTGCTGTTCTTCTCGGGCGCCCGCCCCAGCGAAATCGGCAGGGCTTCCCCCAGTATGGTGCACAAGGCGGGCGACGCCGGCGTGCTGAGAATCCCCGAAGGCAAGACAGGACACCGCGATGTATTCCTTCCACCCCAGGCCATGCGATACTTGGCTCTCCTCCCGGCAAAACGAGAACGCCTGGTCGGCCGCTCGGGTGTCCCTCGCCGTCTATGGAAGCGTGTTCTGGAAACAGCGGGAGTGTCCGCACTGTGGGCTCGTGATCTACGACGCACTTTCGCCACAGTCGCTTTATCTAACGGCGTTTCGCTCTCCCAAGTCGGGGAATTACTCGGGCACAAAAGCGCGCAGACCACAAAGGTCTACGCGCTATTGATGGAGGACGCGGCGCACAAGGCGGCGGGCCAAGTGGCGGGCCATCTGGAGGCGCTTACAAACGGGTCGTCGCCAGGATGATGCCCACGTTGGCGATGGCGTAACCGACGAAGCAAAGGCACATGCCGGTATTGTCTTCCCTGTAGAAGGCAACCGCCACCCCGAGGTAGATCAGCGTCACCAGCCCTATAAGCCAGCCGCTCATTTGCAGAGTTCCGCCAGCACGGCGTTGTGCTCTTTGATCTGGGCGATGGTTTCCGCGGTGTCGTTCAGCCGGTCAAAGGAAATGGTCGTCATGACCAGGCACACCGGGGCCTGTTCGTCAGGTACGGCTGTTGGGGTCTGGCGCGCGCAGCTTGTCAGGATGAGCGACAAGATCAGCGCGCACATCGCTACGAACTTTGCTGGCGCGCTTGATTTCATCCATTGACGCTTTCAGGTTGGCCGCCACAATCTCGGCTATCGCCCCGTCCACCAGCTTCCTCTCCTTGAGGTATGTGGTGAACGAGGCGAGTAGGCCGAGTACTGCGGCGAGAAGCGATACCCAAGTCACTGGTTCTTGGCGTGGCCGATGTTCAGCGCCAGCACGTCGATGAGCTTGCGGATCCATGCGATGGCGGAATCATCGGCCGGGCTCGGGGTCAACGCAGCGACAAGGGCGGCGGTCGAAACCACGCCGGTGACAATGGCGATAATGTCGGGGATGTGGGCCAGAAGCCAAGCCATGCGGGGACCTTTCGTGGTGGGAGGTTGTTCGTATTATAACCCTATGTTTGGTTTATCACAACACGGAACAGCCGGGCCAGCCAGCCCCGGCCGTATATGTCGAAGTTGCGGGTGCCGGTGTACCGCAAAGCCCGGTCGGCCATGAACATGGCGCACTTTTCTTTCGCGTCCCCGGCCACCGCCGCCTTCACGGTGCGGGGCCCCATGCTGCCATCCTGTTTAACGCCAAGGGATTTTTGAAGAACGGTTACAGCCGTCTCGGGCCCGTGGTTTACCGCCGCGTCGAACAGGAACAGGGCCAGCGGCCAGGTCAGCTCGTCGCCATGGATGGCCGTCCAGAAGTCCCGGCGGTAAAGCTCCTTGGCCCGCTCGGGCGTCAGGTTCTTTATGTCCTCATTGGGATACGATCGCTTGGAAATGCCGTACTTGGTCTCCCCGCCGGGGTCCTTGGGGTCGTTCACATAGCCGCCCTCCACTCCCACAATGGCGTTGAACGCCTTGTCGAAATTGGTGGTCATGCGTGGGGCCTGCCAGAATTGGCACATGCCTTTACCCGCAAAGGCGTACTCCTGCACAAAGGCCGGCGGGTGTGGCGGGAGAGCCTGCATACTAGGCGAGCGGGCATTTCGACTGAGAGCATTTGAAATCCTGTTTTTGGTCCATGCCGCAGCGGTCGCAATGGCGCGTGCCGGTTGGGGTTGTTGGGGCCGATCCTGGCGTCAGCCCCAACACTTCCTCGATAGCGGCGAGGCGTTGCGCCAGGCCGCCGCCAGTTTCTAAAGCGTCCAACCGGCCAAGGATTTGCGCGATGACGCTCATTGCAAGTGCTCCCAGTTTTGGTGGGGGTACTTTTTCTTGTGATATTGATACAGGCTCATGCCCTCATACTTGCGGGCGAGGAAGTCCAGCGACACAGCCATGGGGTGAAACTCCCCGCCGTGCACCTCGTTGAGCGCCACCAGGCCACGGAAATGCCGCTGCCCCTGGTTGCCACGGTACTTCTCGATGTGGACGTAGCAGCTGCCGGCGATCACACCGGTTAGGGTCTTGCCGTTGCCCATGAGCTTAGACCCAAAGTCCAGCCCCTGCTGGTGGCCCTGCACGAAGGACGAGCCTATCTTGGTGATCCGGTTCTGCGCTGTGCCGCCGATTGGCTTACCGCTGTGAGGGCTGGAAAAATAGTGGGCGTAGGCCACCCCGTCCACCCAAACGATTTGCAGGAAGGGCGACCGCACAAAGAACTGGGTGTCGCACTGGTCGGATGAAATGACGCCTTGCCATTTGGCGTTGCCACTGGCCACGCGGTCGGCGCGGTCCTCGTGGTTGCCATCGGTGAACAGACACTTGGGGCGCCAAGGATCCTTGCGCTTCCGTTGCCGTGTTACCTCTTGGCGTATCGGCGCGGCGAAGTTTTTGAACGCCTCGTTGCCAACCCAAATGTCGTCCTGCACCCGCGCACCTTCCAGCGCCATGGAGCCGGGCTGCTCGTAGGAGGAGAGACTGGGGAAGTCCCACCAGTCGCCGCCCACCACAATCGTGTCCGGCTGTTTCTCTACGATATAAGACGCAACCCATGCCAGGTGATCCGTAGGCACGCCGGGGCGAACCTGCGTGTCAGGCACATAAATGTGTCGGGTCAATCAGAAGTCCTCGCGGTTGAAACCGTGGTGCTTGCAAACTTGATCGGCCAGGCGATTAAAATGGGCGCCGTGGTTATCCCTGTGCTTCACTTGGCACTGGCGAAGGTGGACCATCTCGTGGGCCATGGTCGCCGCTAGATCAGCCAATGTTCGAACGCGGCCAATGGAAATCGCTATCTCGTGCACTCCGTCGTCGGACTCGCGGAAGTGGCCGCACCGTTCCGTCGTCACCAAAACCTTGAACTCCAGCCCGTCAGCGTGCGGCAACTTCCAGCGGGCAAATGGCGGCGTTAGCCGCAACAGCTCGTACTGACTTTCCAGTATCTCGGGCGTCAGATGAAGGCTCATGCCCTGCGCCGAAAATCCCTGATTGCGATGGCCAGACGAAGCAGACCGATGGCGACACCAAGCGCCAGAAGCAAAACTTGGCCGTAGAAATTAACCGCGTTCCACCACAGCGGAACGGATACCAGGGTACCAACCGTGGCAGCGTCTAAGCCATGGTGAGTTTCCGGGGTCATTTGACGCGATAGCTGAACTGGTAGCGGAAGGTACGGAGCGTGCCGTCAACAGCGGAGAAATTCACGTCCGCGGTCTTGGCCCCCGTGGTGGCGAAGATACCCAGTGCCTGCTGTATGCCCGCCGTAACCGAGCCCACGCCAGCCAGGTCATAGGAGTTGGAGAAATTGGCGTCTGGGTCCACAGGCAATGTAAGCGTTAGCCGGGTATCGCCCGCAGCAGTGGGGTCCACACTTAAGAACCCGAACACCGTTACGATGTTGTTGACGCGGAACCAGTTGGCCACGCTGGGCGTGACGGCAGTGGTGTTCGTACCGGCCACGGCTGTGGGGGTGTATGAACTGTCTGCGGCCATCTCGCCCCCAGTCAAGCGGTCCTGCACCGCCCACATGTACCTGTTGGCGCCGCCGGCGCTGGGGTGTTCGTGGTCGGCGTAATCGCTTACGCCATCGACCCACACGTTGGGGTCAACGATCGCCCAGGGGTATTCGGGGAAGTAGGCCAGCGCCTTGCGGATAGCCGCCTCGAAAGTGCGGAACGTCGCGTCCGTCGCGGTGGCCGGGCCTACCGATGTGGTTGGCGTCAAGTCGTTGGGACGCAGGGGAAGGTGGACGACGAGCGGCGTGCATTCCGCCGGCGGGCGCATACTGGTAACGCCGTCGATATAAGCGGGGCGTGAGGCCGAGACGTTGGAGCCCACCGCCAGGGTGAAGCTGTGGCTGCCCGCGCCCCACTTGTTGTCCACCAGGACCGCGTGGCCCATGTGGGTGCCTTCGAAGGACTGGTATTCAAAGTCGCCGTCATCGACAAAAGGCGTGCGGCTGGAGCCATCTATGGTGATGTCGATATTGGCGCAGCGGTTGGCGGACACGCCGTCGCCGCGGTGCGCGTGCAGGATAAAACGCTCGCCGGTGAATGTGCCGTTGAGCTGGGCCCCGGCACTGGTGCTGTACCGCAGGCTGCCGGCGCCGGACTGATTGGCGATGGGCTTAACGCCAAGGGCGTCGCCGCTATCGGTCGTCCACGAGCCCACCGTGCTCAAGGCGCTGGCGGGTTGGAAGGTGCCCCACAGGTACGCGCACATGGCCATAAGTTCGTGGAAGGCGGTTGTGGCGTTCTTGGTGGCGTCGGCGGTGTAGACGCAGTTGTTATGCCCCGCCGCGATCTGGTGCAGGAAATTGCCTTTCTTCCTGTCGCCCTGTGGCTTGGCAAAAAGGTGGTACGCTGCGTTCCAAATCCCGGTGCCGGACACGGCCTCGTTGACGTTGGTGCCGCCAAGTTCGGCGGCGACACGAGCGGGGAAGCAAACCGTGGTGTTGGGCGTGGCAAGGATGCTGTCGCCAAAGCTGTAGACGGTGGGGGCCTGGGGCACCGCCACCTTGCGGCCGTCGTGCAGCCGCCAGAAATAAGAAGTGGATTCGTCCTCGCGGCCAATCTGGTACTGGTAAAGCAGGCCGCCCATGACGATGGTTTGCCCGGCCAGGGGGGCGCCGGTGAACACCCAGGCGCTGCCGTTGTATTCGGCCACCTGGTTTTCCTTGCCGATGAAGTCGCCGGTGGTGCCAAGACGGTGCACCAAATATCGATCGCCCGAGCTGGGCGACGTGGGCGGGGTCTTCACCCGGTCCAGCACCGGGCGGAACCACAGGTCGGACACCGACGCGGCGGCGGCCACGGCTGCAGCGGCTGCCTCCTCGGCTTGCTCCACCAAAGGATCCTCAAAGGTAAAGCCATCCTCAGTGTCATTGACGGCGAGGACTTTGCCCTCTTTGCCGATCATGGACGGCAGGGCGCCGGAAGCGCTGGCCACGTCGCCGTCGGCAAAGGTGATTGCCCGGTCCATGCGGTCGTCCAACCGCTGGCAAATCATGGTCAACTTGTCGAGCGGGTTATCGATCGACGCGGCGGGCAGCGGGTCGTTGTCCTCATGCTCCACCTGCTGGGTGAGTTCCGGGTCGCGAATGATCGTCCAGCGGCTGGTGGACGGGATGGCCGCCGCGGGCACGACACTGCCGCCATTGGGGTAAAAGCCATTGTCGTCGGTGGTGCCGCTGATCGTATAGTCGGTATTGAGAACCTTGGTGGTTTCGGCACCGGTGGCAATCACCGTCTCGATTACGAGAAGGTCCGCCTGCTCCTGAAACGGGAACGACACCGACAACGGGTTGGTTGTGCCGTTGCCAGCATAGGACACCCGGTTAACGGTAGAATTAACGGTCATGGGCGCCCTCTTGTGTTTGCATTATACGGTCGTGTTTGTTATTTCGCAACACCACGGATATTCCTTATTCTGGCCTCGATGCCTTTGGAAATGAGTTCCGGGTGACGCACCTGCATAAGCCCTTCGGCCACCCGGCGGCTGTGCCGAATGGTGTTTTCGATCACCTCTTTACGGGCGAAATCCGGCATCTGGTGGTAACCGGGGTTTGCCACCAGGGAGTCCAGCTGGGCCTTCGCCAGCCGCCCCGCCGTCATCTGAAACTCGCTGTACATATCGTCGTCCAGCCGCACGCCTTTGATGTTGCGATCAGGGCGGGCGGGGAAAATGCCCAGCGATATGAGGTCCCGGTTCACCGGGTCGTCCGATATGCGGCTGGCGTAGATGCCGGTGATGGCGCCCGGGCCACCCTGATTCGGGACGGGCTGGCCCCAAATGTCCAGTCGCGGCAGGACGTTCTCCGACGCGCCTGGCACCCGGCTCTGGATGCGATCGAGAAAGCCGTGCGCGTCCCGCTGGTACGGGTCCACCATACGCGAAGTCTGCGCCAGGACATTGGGCACGGTGGAAGCGGCGAGCTTTTCCAGATACTGGCGGCCGTAGCGGTCGGGATCCTCCACAGCCTGCACTAGGTCGGTGAGGCCGGTAAGCGAAGTCTTGGACGCCAGATTCTTGAACAGCGACGCCACCATGAGGCCGGCAGCGGACTCCATCGCCTCGGCCCCGCCCTCGCTGGTATCCACGTCTTTGGCCTTGTCGTACATGTCAGCCGGCAGGCCCAACAGTGTGGCCAGGGGCTCCACGCGCCCGTAGCTGTAATACATGTCGCCAATCTTGACGGAATAGGGCTGCCAGCCGGTGGCGTACAGCGCCGCCCGCTCGCGCGGGTCCGACGGGCCGCCGCCGGTAATGAGACCACGCGCCGCCAGCGAGGTGGCTGTGACGCCTACCGCGGTGCCCAACGCCAGCCGGGCAGCCGTGGTGTCGCGCAACACCTTGTCAGGAGACGCCAGGTTATCCCGAATTTCCTTGGAGAACAGGCCCAACGGGGTGCGGTCGCGCACCGTGTATTTGGCGATATTGATGGGCGTGCGAATGAAGGTGAGCACCACCCGGGCGGCCTTGTTGGACATCTGCAGCTTTTGCAGCGCCTGCCCCGTAGCGCCCAGCGGGTTGGTGAAGGTCTGATATTCCGCCTGCTCCCGCGCATATTGGCGCATGGTGTCGGTGGGGTTCTCCACCAGCTGCGCCACACGCGCCGCGTGCTCGTCGCCGGCCAATCCTTCCTTGGATGCCTGCCGATAGGCCAGGCGGTTCAACGCCTGGCGGGCGCCGATCGCCTTGAAATACTCGTCGGACGCGGTGAGGAGACGCCCCGGGATACGCACCTGCCGGCCACCCAGTTCCACCTCCCGGCCGAAGATGGTTGTCTTGGCGGACGGGATGGCATTGCGCTTGGCAATCTCGATCTTCTGGCCGCCGTTCACAAAGCCGTCGTCCTTGAAAGCCTTGGCTGCCGCTATGAGCCCTTCCTTGGAGCCCTGCACGATGCCGAACAGTTCCTCGCCGGCCTCGCCCAGCATGACGCGCTCGCCGGGCGCCGCGCCGCGCAGCTTGCCGATGCCGGCAGCCACCGCCGTTTCCGGCACGTTCCACAGGGCGGTGACGGTATTGGAGATGGTGTTGACGGCGTGGGTGGCCGGGCCGGAAAGCAGGCCGTTAATCCACGCTTCGATTACCATGTCGCCGGTCGTGGCCTTGCGGCTGTCCATCAGGAACTTGGACACCTTCTGCGGCGTGTCCAGCTCGGTGATCTTGCGGGCCATGTCTTCGACGCCCTCGCGGCCACCGAAGGATTTGAGGACTTCCGCCACCCCGCCCTCCTCTCCCGCCATGATGCGGAAAGAGGAAAGCGCCCGGCCGGCCTCGGCGGTCATGCCCGCCACCTGCTCCTGAATGGCGGTGTGTTTGGTGGCAGCTTCCTGAAAGGCGATCAAATCGGCTTCGGCGCCACCGGCGGCCTTGGCAGCCAAGTTGCGCACCTCTGTCGCTGATTGCACTAGCATGTCCCGCGCGGTTAGCGCTTCCTCGGCATTGAACGCTTGGCCCGTCTTGCGGCCCAAAAGCCATTCGGGGCCGACCCCCATGGCGTCGGCCAGTTGCTCTGTCTGCGCCAAGGACATCGTGCCCCGGCGTGCGTCCACGAAACCATGCTTTTCTTCGGCGGCCTGGCGGATCACGTCCTTAACGTCGTTCGGCGCCTGGATGCGCGACAGGTTGATGTTGCCAGCCTTATCCAGCACCGAACTCTCCGGTGCGACAAAACGACTCGTCGGCTCCAGCCCCTCGGCCGTCGCCATGACTTTGGGCGTGGGCTTGGGGAGCGCGAGGGATTCTGCCTCAAGCGTCGCCGGCGCGGCACCGATCGGCTTGGGCTTGGCAATCACACCAAATTCGTTTGCCAGCCCCAACGCCATGGCGCTCATCTGGGCGGCACCGCCCCACTCCTCACGCGCCCGGTTCTCGTCGCGGCCCATGAGCTGCGTCAGCCCGGTTTCGTTCGCGACAACCTGGCCCGCCGCCTCGCCCAGGCCCGTCAGCACGGCATTGGGCGTCCGCATGACGCCCGCCATGAAAGACGCGGCGGGGCGGAATACCGCCTCGTTGAAAGCGCGGCGGATGGGCCCAACCACGGACTTGTCCATGCGGGCGTCCGCGATCGCCTTCTCCGTCTCGGGCGACAGCACAGGGCTGCGGTCGTAGCCGTCATTGAAGCCCTGCCCGAATGCGTCCATCACGCGCCCAATGGGCGTGTCATGCAGAAAGCGATCCATCACGCCGTCCTGGTGGGCGGGCGCGTCCTGCACCGGGTTTGACTGCCACGCCGGTGTCTCGGTTATGGGATCATCTTGCCAGCCCATTATTTCTTGGTCCTAGGTTTACCATCGGGGCCGATGTATTGGGCACCCTTCGGGAGCTTGGCGTATTCCGCGTCGTCCTTGATCTGAACCGGCCCGGCGCCAACGCCCGACATCAAATCAGCCATGTATTCGTTGGGAGTGCGTTTGAAGCGCATGACACCGGCCCACAGCGAATGCGGATTACCCGGGTCCAGCAACACGCTGTCAGGGTATTTCCCCTCTTGCTTCGCGCGCTCGTAGGCGGGCAGGAACCACGCCAACGCTTGTTGCTTAAGCGCCTCGCCCTTGGGGTCCTTTATGCCCAGCATCTCGTTGCTGCCGGATATTTGCTTGCCCATCGCGGCGATGAACCCGTTTTTCAATTCGGCTTCCACCTTGCCTTCGGGAGAGCGCCGGCCCTGCAACTCGGCCGCCAGCTGGTTCACACCGGCCAACGTCAGCGTGCCGTTGGGGCCAACCTGCTTCGTGAGGTCGTCCATGGACCGGATTTTGCCGGACTGAATGTCCTGGTAGGTCTGATAGAACCCGCTGCCATAGGTGTTCTGGTCGTGCGCCTTGTCCGCTATGGAGCGCCCGGCG